CGATATTACAGTATAAATAGTATCGAAAAAATTGAAATGGCCCCTATTCTTTCATAGATTTAGAGCCACGGCACTTCCATTTCTTTCTAGAGAGGTCATTTGCACAGGGTGGATTCTTACATTTTTTAATTTTAGCTGATCGAGCACAGTAAGCATCACCTTTTTTAGTTCCGGGGCGAATTCTATCACCACCTCCCTTGGCTTTTCCTGCTTGACCGTAAGATCTACACTTTCCATTTACACGTTTTACGTACCTTTTACCTTTTGCTTTCTTACATGGCTTCTTTTTCTTCTCTTCGAGGTCCTCAATTTCCTCAAGATAAGCTTCTAACTCCTCTGAAATAATATTTCGCAGCTCTATCTCTGTCAATTCCATGGTTTCGTTTCTCCTTTTTCTTTTTGAACCTTTTTTTCCCCACGACTTTCCTTTTCCTCGCTCTTTGCATGCACCTGGAGTAGGTCTACACGCGGGATATTTCTTTCTTTTTTCTCCGGAAGAGCGTCCACAAGACTTGTAGCCACCTTTTCCATCTGGTGCGTTGCAATCAACCCAACCTTTTTTCTTGCCTTTTGCTCCTTTACGCTTAAACCAGTGATGTAAAGAAGTTTCTTTGCTCGATTCGGTACCAGCTTTCTTTTTTTTAACTCGTTTTTTACGTTTTTTCTTCTTTTCTTCGAGAGCATCCTGCTCTACATCAGATCTGGTCATCTTCCTTCCTCTACTCTTCTTATTATTCTAACTCTTATCTTCTTTTTAGGCTTCATTTCTTCTTTTTGTACGTCTATTTCTTCGTCATCATCTAAAATATAGTCACCATCCTTGTGTTGACCGACGTCTGGCATGTCATCTAGAGTATCTTCTATTTCATCTTCCATTCCTTTACCAACTGTTTTCACAAATGGGTCCATTCCAGAGGCACCACCTTCATCTTTCAAGACATCTTCAAGCTGATCAGGGTCAACGTGCGTATAACCTTGTTTTGCCAATCTTTCATGGTCTTCTTTTTCTTTTGCCTTTACAGACTTACCAGTTTTTGGGTCATACATCATGTGAGGCTTGAACTCTTCGTTCATTTCTGAATAGCCGAGACCAGCTAAGATTGCATTTTTAATCTCTTCATAGGATTTACCTAATTCTTTTTCTGCTATCCTTATAAAGTTACCAGTCCTTGCAAATCCTGGAAGCATGTATCCACCTTTTCCGTCTTGCTGAGGAACGTGTTTACTAAGATCTAGCGGTGCTTTCTGTCCCTTCCGTTTGTAATTTGCAGCGTAGTTTTTATAAAACTCCAGTTCTGGACTTGCCTCTAAGTTTTCATTTTTCAATACTTTCATTGTTTTCTCCTTTGATTCGTTTTTTTTACTTTTCTTTT